TCAGAAACCTAAATAGTTCGCTAACTTCTGACTGGTGTTTTCTGCTTGTTGCGGTGTAACGTGGCTATAAATGTTCATGGTAGTCTTTACATCCTTATGACCTAAGCGCTTCTGAACCTCATTAATCGTTGCGCCAGATTCAAACATAAGCGAACAAGCAGTATGGCGGAAACCATGAGGACTTATTCTTTTTAGAGTTAAGCCTTCTTTTTCTGCTTTGTCATAAATCCAATCAAGCCAATCGTTTACTACTTGCGGATAATATAAATCATTACTCATATTACTAAACATGAGTTGTTTTGCTTTTGACGTATTAAATCCGAGTTTGAAGTAATCTTCTTTTTGAATACTGAACCATTTTTGTAAAATTCGTATCGTTTCATCATCTAAGCTGATGGTGCGGTACGAATTTTTTGTTTTTGGTGTCTGCAAAACAACTTGATCGTATTCATCAATGGCTATCGTTTTACCTATTGTTAGTGTTTTGTTGAATATGTTCAAGTCTTTAATATACAGTCCCAACGCTTCTGATTTACGCATGCCAGTAATAGCAAGTAAACGGAAAAAAGCATAATATTTATAGTTATCAAGTGTTTTAACGAATATCATAAACTCGTGTAATTCATCTTTACTATAAAAGTTAGGTTTCTTTTCCTCTTCTTTTTTGCGTGGAAGAATCGTCTTTTTCATGGGGTTACTTTCCATTAATTCCATAGATACGCCATAATTCATGACCTGAGCAGTAGCACGTCTTATATAGTGGTATTGCTTGTATTTGTCGTGCCATTCGTTCACACATTTTTGACAAAAAGAAACGGTTATTTGGTCTAGTTTTAACTTGCCGAATTTTGGCAATACATGACCTTCAATAAACCGTCTATTGGTGGCTACTGTAGAAGATTTAACACTTTTGCGGTGTTGTTCCAACCAATCGTCATACAGCTCTTGGAATGTGATTGTACGCTTCTTTTTAGAACCTTTTAGAATGCTTGCTTTCAATTTATCAAACTCAAGCCTTGCTTCTGCTTTGGTGTCAAAACCTTTACGAGTGGTGACAATCTTTTTTTCTGTAATAGGATCAGTAGCAATATATCCACTGAATAACCATTTTCTTTTATTGTTTTTATCTTTGTGTTGTTCAAATTTTGCCAATATTATTCCCTCCTGGTACTGCTGGGGGCAAGTGGTGGAAGGGATTAAGGGATTTTTATGTTTTCTGGAATTTGTTTGACACGCAATTTATTACTATAATTTTTACTTCCCATATCTTGACGGGTAGACCTAAAAATGTCGAAATTTATATGAACGCCGCTGCCTCTTTTTTTCTTATCGATTTGAGCGACAGCTGCCATCCTTTTTTTACTATGGACTACAACAATGTCAAAGAGCAAAATATCAGATAACTTCGATTCGACACCATCTATAGAGTTGTACAATTCAAGCCAATCATAAAAAACAGCTTCAAGAATATTCGCAATAGCCCCAACTGTTAGTTTGTCAAAAAATGAGTCAATATCTTTTGTCTCAAATGTATTTCCTTGGCTGTCGGAACGGTAAAAAGCCACCATAAGAATAGCAATTTCATCATATTCGTTAAACGTTGGCACAATAACGAAATTAAATTTTTCCCCGGTTTTTTCTTCTTCGATTAAGACACCCTCAAAAGTAATATAATCGGAAGGTTTGTATTCTATAAAATGATCTTTACGATTTTTTAAATTCATTTTTTCAATTTTAGATATTTCTTCTTTGTTAAAACTCGGTCTGAATGCAAAAATGTTTTCGCTAGATTTTTCACCTATTAAATCAGACAAGTTCACGTCAAGATACTTCATTAATTTTTCTAAAGTTTCAAATTGTGCTCCTTTGGATTCATTGTTATACATTGCCGTCAAAGCTGGTCTAGAAATATTAGCTTCAGATGAAACTTTGTTAATAGTTAAACCTTTTTTATCCATGATTTTGTCGAGTTTAAAATAAAGCATGTAATCCTCCTTTGTGCATATATAGTTTGCAATTTTAGTGAAAATAGAACATTTGGTTGACACGTATTTGTTTTTAGTTTAACATGTACATATAGCTTACAACATACGACTGTATATGTAAACTGTATATTTTTATTTTGGAGGTGAATGCTAATGAAGTTAGAAGTGGATTTAAGCCCGACTATCGAACAACAACTATCAGATGTTGCTAGTCGTGTATGGGCGGAAACAATGCAGCGTGAAGTTGAGAAACGGAATTTTCCAGAATGGATGGACTTAGAAACAACCTGTAAATATTTGCAAGTATCACGATCCAATTTATCTAAGTTTATCAAAGAATTGGATTTTCCAGTTTCTACAATCAGTCAGACGAAGCGTTGCAATCGGAAAAAGGTTGATGAATGGATGGCGCAATTTGAAATTTAATTAGTTGCTGGGGGCAAGTGAAAACAAGTAAATCAAATGGTAGTCGTAAATGTTTTGACGTAGGAGGAATAACAATGGAAATCACACAAAATCAAGCAATAGAGAAATTTTTAAGCGAGGTTATTTCAAAAGAAGCAGCAAAAGAGTTGGCAAATATTGAGGGGCAAAATTTAACTGATGTTTATAATTCCTTGCACGAACAAATGGAGTGTCAAGGATTGGTACCTGAAGAGCCAACGGTTACCTCTGTTGTGAAAAGTTTGAACGAACTTGCAACCGCAGAAATAGAGGGAAACCTAACCCTGAATGAGTATCAAGATATTTTATATCGTGAAATTGATTTGTTGGCTATGTTGTTAGGTATTGACTTGGAGTAAAAAAACTATGGATGGAGAAAAGAAAAAGCCCTTGCTATCAAATTCTTGGCGGAATCAGCAAATGGCTACACGTAGGTACTATATCTATGTTCTTTTCTCTAGTATATCACAATTAGAGAATGGAGCGCACTAAATATGGAAAATATTTTAGGAATTGAAAATTTAGTTACTGATGCATTTAATGTTGACTTTGCTTTGAAGGGGTTTAAAGCTTTTTTTGACAATCAAATGTCGATGCAAGGAACTATTACTACAGAAGATTTAAACATGGCAAATGCATTGCTAGTATCTATTTTAGAGTTATCAGGAAGACATGCAGCTGATACCGAGGGTTACGCAATCAAATTGGAACAAGGAGGATCTAACCATGAATGAAAAGAAATTGCTATCCAGTTCCAAGAACCTTGCAGCACGAGTAAATGACTTAAAAATCATCGAACGTCTTATCGAGAATATCGAATATTCACGAGTAACTGAAGATACATTTTCTTTAAACAAACAATTGGGAACTGGAGTGCTTGACGAAATAGGTGAAGCCTTAGAAAGTATCCGAGGGCAAATACAAGCTGTCTCCGATGAAATTTATCCAGTATAGGAGGAGTAAAAATGATTTATATAGGAAAAGTCAGGCCAGCGATCATGGAACCGCCAATTGGTAAAGATATTCTCCAATTCTTCAAGGATTATAACCCTATACGCGTGGAAGTTCCTGATGATGCCGAAAAACAAAAAGAACTCAAGACGATTGTAGCCGATGGTTTTATAAGCGGAGAAATGGTTTCACTTAGTAGGAAAAACGAGAACGTGAAAAGCAGGGACTGTCTCATTTTGGATTTAGATGATGTGATCGTTTCAAGAGAAGAATTAATAGAATCTATCCAAAGTAAAATGGCGAAATTCGATTACATTCTTTATCCGAGTATCAGCCATGGAATTAAAGGCGTGCGTTATAGATTAGTTATCCCTTTGGACGATCATGCCGAAGAGGAAGAGTATAAGCAACTTATTGAATTTTTTCTAAAAAAAGTTATGCAGGGAGTAATCAATAATTCGGACCATTCAAATTTAACTTGGTCGCAAATACAGTTGTTACCCGTACTTACACAATATATAGATAAGGATGACATTATTATATCCGCTGGCGAAAAAAAGTTCCCTAAGGATATAGGATTAGAAGCCGCTAGAAATTGGGCTAAAGATCATAATGCTAACGATGGAGTTTCCTCCTATAAAACATTCAAATCTTCAAATTTTAAAAAAGGCGGGTCAAGATATAGGAATACAACTACTGAACTTTTCGAAAGCATTGTATGCGGATGTGAAGAGGGAAATCGCAATAATCGCATTGCACAAATCACAGGGGGGTTGTTGGCAAGAGCAGTAGATGTAAAGGCAGTATTCGAATTAGTTAAAGTCGCCAATCAATATTTTACAGAACCGCTATCCGAAAAAGAAGTGGAGGAAACATTCTATTCGATAGCGAAAAAGGAGTTGGGAGCCAATTGAGTGAAATTATTGAGTTACAAGAATTACAAAAAAAGAAGATTGGCGAAGAAAAGAAACTGCCTTCTTGGATTTACACAGATGAAAAAGGAAACACTAAAGTAAATGCTTCTAAGTTAGGTTATGAAATTATGAACGAGATACCAATGATCCGAACAAATGGTTTGCTCTACGGTGCGAGGTTTGATAAAAAAACAGGATCATGGCGAATTGATAGTTTAAGCGACTTTTTAGACGGATATATCACTGACAAATTGGAATCTTTCAATAAGTGGAGCCAGCAAAAACTAGGCGAAACAAAAAAGTTCATCATGATTAAGATTTTTGACCCGACTATGAAAGAAAATCCCTTTAACAATAGCAAGCCGTATCTGGCCAATTTTAAAAACGGAACTTACAACATTAAAACTGGTGAACTGAAACCACACGATACTAAAGACTATATTCTTCAAAGTCATGATTATGTTGTAGATCCGAAATCAAATTTGAAGCCAGAGAAGTCAATCGAATGGCTGCGAGATTTGACTGGTGATGAAAAAAGCGCACAGCATTTAATGGAAATCATAGGATACTGTTTCTATCGGAGTTATGCACCTTTTCAAACCATAACGATTTTGCAAGGGAGCGGCGAGAATGGTAAATCCACTTTCTTAGATTTTCTAACAAAAGTCATCGGTAAGGACAATACCAGCAATATGACGCTTCAAGAATTAGGGAACAAACAGAATCGTTTTGCTGGTGCCAACCTATTTCAGAAAGAAGCCAATCTGTTTGCGGATGTTGATTCCGAGTTTCTCAAGTCAACAGGGCTACTCAAAGCCCTCACTGGTGGGGATCGTTTATCTGCTGAATTTAAAGGAAAAGATCATTTTATGTTTGTGAATTTTGCGAAGTTGATATTTTCAGCCAATGAGTTGCCAGCGTTCAATGACTTCACACACGGCTTTGAGAGGAGATTATATGTAGTTCCTTTTGATTGCGTGATAGACGAAAGTTTTAAAACTAAGCACGATTTGAAGGCCATTGAGAAAGAGATCCCGCTATTCGCCACCTATTGCATAAGTATGTTTAAAGAAGCGCTAGACCGCAAAGAACTGACTGTATCAGACAAGATGAATCAAGCAAAAGATAAATGGTTGAAAGAATCGAATCATATTATGAGGTTCATTGAAGAAGTATGCGAGGTTGACATGGAATCAAGTGAGGGGGATTCTTCTAAAATGATATACGAAGAATATAGAAATTTTTGTTTCAGGGAAAACCTCAAAGAACTATCTCAACCGAAGTTTACTAAGCAACTTGAAAAAATAGGGATTTATAAAAAGAACCCAAGAGTAGAAAATCAGCGAATGAAACGTTACATTCATTTGTTTTTGAAGCAATATATTTCGATCAAAGACTGAGTGTGTGTCTGGAAGAAGTGAAAAATACCGAACCATCCGAACCGGTTTTGGAAAACGTTGGTATAGCAGTGTTCTGAAGTCGAACCAACCAAGAAAAAAATCGAACCAACCCGAACCAGAATTTTTGAACAAATGAATAGGTACTTAATGGTTCGGTATGGTTCGGTTTAGGTACTTAGTGGTTCGATAATAAACAGCAGTGGAAATGTTGATAAATCAGGGTTTTGTACTAACGGTTCGGACGGTTCGGCTATATTTATCTAAGGAATACACACGCAAAGAAGATAGGAGTGAAAACACTGAAAACCAATAAAAACGAAAGAAAATACCCAATTTTAATCGCTTATGATACAGGATCACAATATGCAGTTTGGTGTCCGTATTGTTCGAAATGGCATTTTCACGGAAAGAAAGATGGAATGAGGGTGGCGCATTGCATTAACCCACACTCACCGTTTAAAAAAAATGGTTATATTATCAAGCTGGCCACAAGAAACGATCTAGATTTCAAAAGTCATAATCTCTATCCAAATGACTATCCAATGTTTGAGGAAAATTAAAAAAATGAACGGAGGCATGTAATGGAAGAACTTACGATTATTGAACAATCGGTACTTGAATTAATCCCAAGAGGGTTTGAAAGGAAAATCAAAGTGCCTGATATATGTTCAATTATTGATCTGGACGAACGAGACGTAAAAGCAGTTATTCAAATGTTGCGAGCAAAAGGAGTGCCTATTGTTTCTGTCAGAGGCTATGAAGGCGGCATGTTTATCGCTACCAACGAAGCTGAACGGACTATTGGCCTTCAAGCGTTCAGGAACCAATTTAAGAGCATGGAACAAACAATCACGAATATCGAACAAGCAGATCTAAAAAACTGGCAAGATTCATTAAAAATTGCAAAATAAGGAGATGGAACGATGAACGCAGATAAATTATACATTGACAAACCAACGAAAACGGTAGAACTTACACTACCAGAATATGGGGAAATTATCCTGATCGTAAAAGATGGTCAAGTAGTCAGATATGAGACGAAAACAACAAATAAATTAGAGTGAAAAAAGTGTTTTAAAAGCTGATATATCAACGTTTTATAAAGATTTTATCGCTCAAATATGGTATAATAAAGACAACTTAATAATAATATCTGATTAGGAAGAACCAACGGATATGAGACGAAAAAAGCCAGTAATATGGCAGACGTCTCGTGTCCGTTTTTTATTATTAGTTGTCCTTTGAAAACTGTATACTGCGGTTGCTGAAAAAGCCGTCCTAGATGATGACAATCCCAAGCTAGACCAACGATCAAAACCGCAACATAATAGAATACTGTTTTTTAGGAGGGAAGCATGGATAGTGAATACAATTTAAACCGCTATTTGAACATAGAGGCTTATATCAGAAAGCTGGAACAAGAAAAACGATTAATCAGGCAAGAACTTTATTGCCAAAGCCTATGCACAGGAATTGCCTATGATGAAATTGCTATCCATGCAAAAGCTCCCAAGATTGATTATTTAGTAGCAGATAACGTTGAAGCGTGTATGCTCATTGACAAGCGGATAGAGCGTTGGAAGTTTAGGCATAAGCATTTTATGCACTTCTTAGATGAATTGCCTGTAACTGAACGTGAGAGCCTTTTAAAAGGGGTTGAAAGCCCATCTTTGAAACAGAAAGCACTCGATGAAATATACGAGATAGAAACAGCTATGGCGTTCAGATATGAATTGGAAGTGCCGCAAGAAAGGGTTGAACTAACGGACGATTTATTTTCGAATATAGCACTAATGGCGGAGGTGTTTGGATAGTGGTTTATGATTATGACATTCGCCCAAAATGGATACTCACTCAATGGAAGGCCTTTGTGGTAAATAGAAATCATTTAAAAGAGGGGAATACAGCAGGATATGCTCGTTTGCTATTTACTGCTTTAAAAGAGCTGCCAAAAGAAGATGTTTTAATTCTTTCTGAGAAGTATTACGAAACTGAACAAGGTGCCAACTTTAGTTATATGCATAACGGTTATCGAACTTATATACCTATAACAGATAAGGTATTGGCTGACCGAAGAGGAATATCTGTTCTTGAATATCGAAAAATCAGGAGCAAGTCGGAGGCGAAACTACAGGCTATTATCAATCGGCTGAGAAAAGAGTTTATCGAAATTGATGCTGACAAACTAGAGGAATACATTCTAGGCGTTGGAACTATTTATTTGAAGGACTACAAAATCATTAGCGGCAATCGCGCGGATCCAGATTCTTATATCTTTACGCAAGATAGGTCCAAAGCGAAAAGATTTAAACAGGACTCTACACAGGGGAATCAGCTAAAGATGTACCTTCGATTAAAGAAAATGGAACCTCGAGACGAGTATATAAAATTTATTGATATATGGTTTGACTGATTAAGCAGAAAGGAAAGTGTAAATGACTATTGTAGAGATTATGAAGACACGCAAAATCAAACAGAAGCATTTGTGCGAAGTCACAGGGCTAAGTCCTGAACAAGTGGAGAATGCTCTAAATGAGGATCGGGATGGACTGTTAGCTGATAAGAAGAAGTTGGTTTTGCTTAAAGGTATTTGTACCGCTGAGTTTAAACGCAAAGCAATGCTCACATTTGTAGAAAAGAACACGAATGGGTTAGATCCTGGTACTCGCAAGAAAGTAGAGGAGTTGGCAAATGAAAACAGAAGATGATTTCTTTAGCTATAGAGAATGGGAGAAATACCTGGAAGAACAACAAATGAAGCAAGAGCTGGAAGGAAATCCAGATGCTGTTAAAAAGCTATCGCTGGTTGAATTAAATAAGCTGATCGAGGAAGACAGTACAAATGAAATTGCCATCGAGCGCCGCAGAGAGTTGTTGGCTCAATGTAAGAAAGAACGAGTAACACAGATCAAAGAACCTAAGAAAACAGTAGTAAGTAAACTCAAAGAAAAAATCAAAGGAGCGAATCAAGCATGACAGTAGAGTACACAGTAACCACACCAGAGGTAAAAGAATTAAAAGAGATCGATATCAATATCAATGAGTTGGAGAAAGAGCTAGACAGTCTGGTTGAAAAGAGAGATAAGAAAGCTTCAGCAAAAGGTAAGTATAGCTTAGAGACATTCAAGGCTAACAAAGAAGCGAATAAGGATATTGAAGATCTTGAGAAGGTAATTGCCGAGGCGTACCAAGAGCGTGCAGAGATTGCCAATAGTATCTATCTGAATTATATCAATCAGTTGAGAAATGAAACAAACCGAAAAGAAGCTGCTTTATTGTCTGAAGCAAAAGAACTATTCGACAACAAAGGATTCGCTGAAGTAACTGCTCTATTGGGAACAGAAACCACTAGACTTCTTCAATTAAGCGGTCAGTTAATTAAATCGCATAACAGCTCAATGAAACAACTTATAGATGTGTTGGGCATTAAGAACAAAAACATATTGGATAATGTCCAACGAGAATACTACAAAGGAGGATGGGGTTATACCTCAAGGTTGGGTTCTTATTTCCATGATGTTAAACGATCAGTGAGTAACTACTTAGATGAAATCATTAGACTAAATGGCACGGCAAATAATAAATTTGAAATTAAAAAATAAATTAAATGGTTAACGGTGTGGGATTGCTTTATCCCCCCCGTTATTTTTATAAAAAATAAATCGGTAGGAATCGGGGATGGAACTCCGAAAAACACACAGGACCATACACGGGAGGGGGGCAAACATTGAAAAAGAAAGCAAAAGAAGCACGAATAGCGGCTGAGAAAGAAAGACTTACAACATTGATGGACGGAGTACCTAGTAGTAGCGCTGAAGTAGTCAAAGGTTTGATTGAGCGAGTTTCATTTATGAATGTTACTTTGTCAGAACTCGAAGAAGACATCAATAAAAATGGATCAATTGAACTTTTCAAGAATGGCAGCCAAGAGTTTTATAAAGAATCGGCTTCAGTCAAGACATATAACACGATGATCAATAGATATACTGCCGCAGTTAAAGAATTGCTTAGATTGGTAGTCGAGAATGATAAAACAAAAATAGGAAGTCCAGAAGTAGATGAATTTATGAACTTTCTAACAACCAGAGAATGAGCGAGGGATAAAAATGAATAGATTAGAATTTTTGCGGGATAAGGCGGATAACATTTGGTATCAACACACAGTAAAAACTGACTTAGGCAAATCTTTTGAAACGATTTCTAATTTTAAAGAATTGCTTCGGAAGTTAAAAGCGATCGAGCGAGATTTAAGGCTGATCCAGAAGAAGAACAGTTCTAATCGAGAGTATATCAAGGCTTATTGTTCGCTGCTTTCTAAAAGAATGGAAATTTGTGAGTTCCTAATAAATGAATTTCAGGAAAGCAATGAAGTAGATGGTGTGAAATACGATAAATTAATGCAAGAAATGAAGAATAGGCAAGACGAATTTCTTGCGATCAGAAGACAGAAAATGCAAAGGAGATGAGAGTAGAATATGGCAGGAAGTGTAAGAGAAACCGATGTTGTCTTGAATTTCAAGACAAATGGAGAAGTCAATTACTCTAAAACGATCAAGGGGATCAATCGTGAAATGAACTTAGCAGTAACTGAATTCAACAATCAGATGTCTGCTATGGATAAAAATGCGACTGCAACTGAGAAGTTGACAGTTACCAAAAAGAAATTAGAAAACCAGTTGACGCTTGCTGAAAAGCGTACTCAACTTTTGCGTGAACAATATGAAAAATCAGTAGAAGAAACTGGTAAGTACTCAGCAGAATCTGAAAAACTTTATAAGAAGATGCTTGAATCCGAAACGGGACAAAATAAATTAAAGGCCGCTTTGGATGAAACGAATGAAGCACTAAAAAAACAAGGCGATGTATCTATTGATACAGCCAAAAAGTTACAAAAAATTGAAGAAGCTGGTGAAAAGGTTTCAAATGTCGGCAAGAAGATGTCAGTAGGGGTAACAGCGCCGATTATGGCTGCTGGGGCTGCTGGTTTAGCTGCATTCTCGGAAGTTGATGAAGCGTTAGATACGATCATAACTAAAACTGGAGCAACAGGCGATGTTGCTGATCGTTTGTCTACCTCGTTTGAAAATGTTGGATCAAACACTCACTTAGAACTACAAACAGTCGGAGAAGCGATTGGTGAAGTCAATACTCAATTTGGGTTCATGGATAAAAAACTTGAAGATTCAACAGATTACCTATTGAAATATGCCGATATCAATAATACTGATGTCTCGCAAGCAGCAATTTATGCTAGACAATCAATCGAAGCTTATGAACTATCCTACGATGATTTAAACGATGTATTGGATGTTACTACCAAAACTTCCCAGAACACAGGCCAATCAGTTGATGACCTTATGAAGAAGGCGATTGATGGTGCACCTCAAATCAAACAATTAGGATTGAGTTTCGATGAAGGGGTGACCTTAATTGGTAAATTTGAGCAAGCTGGGGTTGACTCAAGCACAATGTTAAGCAAGATGTCTAAAGCTTCAGTTGTTTATGCCAAAGACAACCTATCGCTCCAAGACGGATTAAAGGGAACAATCGATTCAATATTGAATGCAAAAGACGAAACAGAAGCTTTGAGAATTGCTAATGAAGTATTTGGGAAAGGTTCAGATAAAATGGTTGATGCAATCAAACGAGGAACGTTCACCTTGGATGATTTAGCAAAAGTAGCAAAAGAAAGTGGCGGTGCAGTGGCTGATACATTTGCAGAAACGGAAGATCCTATTGACGCGGCTAATCGTGCAATGAATAATGCGAAGTTTGCTTTAGCAGACGTCGGCGAATCCGTCCAAATCAGCTTATTACCTTTCTTTGAAATGGCGATAGATGCTTTGAAGAGTTTTAAAGGCTGGTGGGATTCTCTGGATCAAGGTACTAAGAACTGGATTATTACACTCGCTGGTATAGCTGCAGTAATCGGACCAGCTTTGGTTGTCATAGGAACGCTTATGAGTTCCGTTACTAAGATCACCGCTGGGGTTAAAGATCTGGCCACTGTGTGGAGTGGGCTAGGCAAATTATTCGGATTATCTGGTGGCTGGTTTGCTGTAGCTGTAATAGCAATAGCCGCATTAGTCGCTGGGCTAGTTTGGGCTTATAACAATGTTGAATGGTTTAGAAATGGCGTTAATGCATTTTTCCAAGGAGTTTCTGATATAGCGGTAGAAGTGTTTAACTTTATGGCTGGTTACATGAGCAATATTTTTGGAGGAATCATACAAAATTTCCAAAACTTTTTCGATGCAGGCAAGAGAATTTTCACCGGATTTATAGATTTTATAACTGGGATATTTACAGGTGATTGGGAACGCGCTTGGAATGGCGTTGTAAATATTTTTGGTGGTATATTTGATGGAATTGCAGCCATGGCAAAAGCGCCGTTCAATGGAATGATTGGATTAATTAATGCTTTTCTGGGTGGTCTTAATAACATTAAAATTCCGAAATGGGTTCCTGGCGTAGGCGGAAAAAGCTTTAGCATTTCTACTTTGCCTTATTTGGCAGATGGCGGGCATGTATTGAATGGCCAAGCGATCGTAGGTGAAGCTGGACCAGAATTGCTTACTAATAAAAACGGAAAAACGACTGTCACGCCACTATCTGACGAGGAAAAACGAAAAGGTATTGGCGGAAAAGTACAGCCAAGCAAGGTTGAACAACATATTCATATTGGAAACGTGGATGCAAACAATCCAAGCGAACTGAACAAGATGAATCGGAAATTATTTAAAGCCGGTAAACAAGCACTTGGCGGAATAGGAGGATAAATACAAGGCACCTAGCTTATCGGCTGGGTGTCTTTTTTGTTGCAAATAAAGTTTGAATTTCGTATGTGTAAAGAGGTATTATGTAATTGAGAAAGTGAAAAAATAAAAGAAAGGAGCTTTTATGCAACAATTTTTGGAAGCAAAGATACTTGTGCCAGAAGATTATGTGATCATTTCTAAGGTTGAGTATGAAGAGTTGCTTCAAGCGGATAGTTTAGGTCGGTGGATGACGTTAAAAGAAGTGCTTGATCGCATAAATAGAAAATATGATTGGTTTAGTCAGAAAGTTTTAAAAAACCCAAGGTATAGAAATAGAATCGACATTTCAAAATCATCTGAAGGGTTTGTGTATTATCCAGGGGAAGGCAATGACAAGTATCTTTTTTTGAAATCAAAAACATTGGAGTTCTTAGAGAAAAACTTTGCGGAGATTCTGAAAGAATAAAATATATTATAGCTTTCATATCAGGAGGTCAATATGAGACATCTTAAAGTACAGATAGTGAAAGCATATACTTAATTGGTAATATCAATATAAAAAGGAGCTTATTATATGAAGATTGGCATGAGAAAACCAAGTATAAAGAAATCAATTTCCGCCAGGACTACAGGAAAAGCAAAAAGAGCAGTGAAAAAGTCTGTCAATCCATTGTACGGCAAAAAAGGGATGGGATTTGTTAAATCTCCTGCCAAATCGGTAAAGAACAAAATTTATAAGAAGACAACATTTAGTTTATGGGATTTATTTAAATAA